TTCAATCTACAGGAGTCTGCCAATGTTGCAAAAGGGCATACTAAAACTTCTTGACGGGGCTTTCTTCATGAAAGACGAACCCGAATCCAGCACAGGACCCAGTTGGAAATTTCGCCGTAAACTCATCTTTGCCGCTTATCGCTTAGGCTTCGGGATGATTATTTTTGGGGCATTGACATTTCTAGTAGACCAATGGGGGGTCGGCGTAACACTTATTACGGGCGGGGTGTCGCTAATTTCTATCGTTCTAACAGCGTATACTGCTACTGCGACATGGCAGGATACTAAAATTTATTCTGGTTCAACAAACGAGGAGTATGATGTTTAACATGGAATTTTGGTCTTATAGTTCAGAGAGAGCTATTAAGACTTTTGCACAGGCGGCACTAGCTTATTTAGGAACTGGCAGTATCGGAGTTCTTACTATCGACTGGTCTGGACTACTAAGCGTTTCGGCTGGTGCGGCATTACTTTCAATTCTGACAAGCGTTGCTACTAAGAGCAAATCATAGGCGATTAGCCTCTTCAGGAAAGAAAGACCCCCTTCGGCTATCGGAGGGGGTTTCTTTCTGCTATGATTAGACATGGCTAGGAAAGCAACAAACGATGAAATCTATACTCCCAGCTTTAAAAGACACTTTCTAAAAAGCGCAATCGATGCTTTGCACCAGCGGCGAAACTATGTAGCTCATCCTCGGTTAGCCGCTGTCGGATACGCTCCTTCCATCGGGATTAGGGGTCTGGTTATCTCGACTGGCAATAGAACTAAATGGCGAGAGGATGATGTCCAGAAGAAATCCGAATGGGTGTGGGAGCTAGAAAAACTAGGATTAGCAACAATAACCCCTACTTCTCACTTGCCAGACACGCAACCCAGAAACTACTATGTTGTATCTCTAACGGACTATAGTATTGAGGAGGCGTATAAGATAATCGATAGAATTTAGGGGCTTCATGGAGCTAGGCAACCCAAGTCTTAAGTCTTTTAGACAGACATACATTCGCAGAGTTATTCTGGACATGGCAAGAGTTTATGTCCATAAAGAGATTCTGTCACAAACTGAAGAGCTGCTAAGTAGAGCATTAGAGCATGGCGTAGACCTCTCCGATAATGGGCTACCCAAAAATCTTGTAGGCTACGATGCAGAAGGCAACGAGTCACAAAAGGTTGGCTTGTATCTTGAACTCCCAACGGATAGAGATTTAGTAGACATAGAAAAGGGCTTGGGCTTTGTTCGCAAAGGCAACAGGTTCCATTTTGATGTAAATTATACTGTCGAGGAATTGCCTACCTATGACGATGTAAAATCCACTCGGATTGGCGCAAGGCAACTCCAGCTAGGCGATGAGGGCATGGATGCAAAGTTCGTAAATCTTTTTTGCGGACTAGACAATCCCCTTACATTTAATAAATTTACTAAGGAGACGGCTGATGCCGTTTCCTTTATGCAATACAAATTAGGCGTTCCCGAAACTGAAATCATGGATTGGTATACATGGCAGTCCATCCTCCCGAAGCCAAACCTTAGAATCTCTGGAGGACATGCGGGTCCAAGAGTTCGTGCGCTACAGGCGGCTATGAGGGTGTTTGGGTATAACCCTCCGCTTACCTCTCGCTATGGAACCGAGACTATTCGTGCAGTTAGAGAGCTGCAAGTAGACCACAATCTAAGAGTTACTGGTCGCATTACCTACAACGAATGGCTGATTCTTTTCGATTATCACTAGATAGCTTGACTCCTCTCCGAAGCCCGCTATCATGAGAACAGGAGATGGAATGAATGACCTAAGCATAATCAGAAACAACCTGAAGTTTGAGCATCGCTATACTCAGGTTCCCAACGAATGGATTAGAGATTCCCGAATAGGCTTTAGGGCTAAAGGGGTTCTGCACTATCTACTCAGTCACCAGAGCGGTTGGAAAACAAGCCTCGAACATCTTGCCCTAGCGGGGAAGGATGGAAGAGATGCAGTTCGCACAGCCATAATCGAGCTGGAGGAAGGCGGGTATCTACGCCGAACTCGATTGCGGGATGGCGGAAAGCTAACTGGCTCCGAATGGGAGCTTATAGACCCCTTCGAATCACCTATGTCGGAAAAACCTATGTTGGAAAAACCAACGCAGGAAAAACCTATGTTGGGAAATCCAACGCTTAAGAAGACCAACTTAAAGAAAACTATAGATAAGAAGACTAAAGATATATCATCGAATGAGGGCTTCGATAAATTCTGGGAGAGCTTCCCTAGAAAGACTGCCAAGAACAATGCGAGAATCGCATACCAAAAAGCCCTAGACAACATCTCAGTATCAGAGCTTCAACAAGCGGTTGAGAGATACGCCTCCGACCCCAATCTCCCCGAAGACCAATTTATCCCTCACGCCGCCACATGGCTAAACCAAGAGCGTTGGCATGATGGAGCCTTACCACAGCGAGTTCAGAAACCAGTTTCAAGCGACAATGCGAGGGCAATCCTAGAAAGAGCAATCGCACTACAACAGAAGATGGAAGGAGGTGGGAAAGAAATTGGACATTAGGCAAACGGGAATGGTTCTAGCGTTTATCTCTCTGATTGATAATCGGGCAGTAAGCGAAGAATCGATAATGGCATGGCACGAGCTTCTCAGAGATGTTGAGTTCGATGATGCCAAAAATGCAGTAACTCTGCATTTCAAAAGCTCAACGGATTACATCCGACCAGCGCACATAATACAGGGTGCTAGGATGGTAAAGATGGATAGGAAAAAGGAACAATATGAATGAAAAGGATGCCGAACAAGCTGTAATAGCCTCAGTTCTACAGACCAATGGGGGATGCCTAGATGACCTCACGCTCACTCCCGCAGAGTTCTATAGCCCGAAGCTGGGGAAGATTTATAGAATCATGCTGGAGATGCGAAATAAGCAACTGCCAATCGATGCGGTTACAATCTACGAAAACCCTGAGTATAGAGCTATCCCTGACATAGATGCCGCTTACGCATGGAAGATTATCGAATCGGCTCCTTATGCTATAAACGCCGAATACTACGCTAACTACATAAGCCAAGCGGCAGTTAGGAGGGAACTGGGGTATGCGGCTCAATCGATAATAGAAGATGCGACAACAGCGGATTACGACCAGCTAATCGAATCTGCCAGACGCAAGATTGATAATGCGCTAGGGATAATAAAATCGCCAGTAAGGTTTATCTATGATGAAATAGATGAAACCATCGACTCGCTAACCAAACCAAGTGAGGCGATGAAAACCCCTTGGCTGGGATTGACCTCGGCAATCGGAGGGTGGAGAAGAGGCGCACTCTATGTTATCGGAGCTAGACCAGGAAAAGGCAAAACATCAATAGGTATCCAAGCCGCTCTTGAGCTATCTAAATACGGAAGCGTGGCACTCAGCTCTCTGGAAATGCGAAGAGAGGAAATCCACAAGAGGATTATGGCTACTCAAGCGTCTATCCCAATGGATGCCCTAATGAATAACAAGATGACGGAAAAGGATTGGGAGAAATGGGCGATACTCCGAAATCAGATTAATCCATCCATAGCGATTGACGACAGAGCTGAGGTGAGCATCCAAGACATACGAGTCCATGCCAGAACTGTAAATAGGGAAATGCCACTATCCGCAATAGTTGTAGACTACCTACAGCTAATGACATCAAGAGACAAAAGACCACGACATGAAGTTGTAGCTGAGTTCTCTAGGCAACTGAAGATAATGGCGAGAGAACTCAATGTGCCAGTTATAGCCCTATCGCAACTGAACAGAGCTTCGGAATCTAGGGAGGATAAGAGACCAAGCCTCGGAGACCTGAGAGAATCAGGCGGAATCGAACAGGATGCGGATGTGGTAATCTTGCTCCACATAGACGAGAACGAGACAATGACCCTAGATGTAGCAAAGAACCGACATGGAGCGCAAGCCCTAGTAAAGCTGAAATGGGAAGGGCGATATGCAAGAGCTGTCTAAGATAGACCTGCGAGATGCCGACCCCTTAAACAACAGGCAAGTATCAGCTATAGAAAGGCTTCATAAGCTATCGGATGAGTTTGACCCCATATGCAGACAAGCCCCTATAATTTGGGATGGTGAGAACACGGGCGATTCATCACTAGCAAAACAGAACTGTTTAGGGTTAAATGAAAATGGTAGACGAGTCAGCCCAGCATGTCCTATAATTGAAGAATGTTTAGAAACAGCACTAATCCTCGAAACCAAGTACGGAGTCTGGGGCGGTAAAACCGCAATAGAGCGTAAGAGGATGCTGTAGAGTATTGGTCAGCGGGTTCCTTCCTTCCATCCATCCACCCGCTGATGGCAATGATGCCAGCACCCCCGCAGATTCTAGGGACTTTGCGGGGGTGTCCTTTTTACTCCAGCCTCTAGATAATGTCTGCCGTTTGTGATAGATTTATCTAGGAAGGAGATAGATGAATACCCTAGAAAAAATCCAGCTCAGAAAAGTAGCCGACTCCAGTAATCACGATATCTGGTTAGAGGCTCGAATGAGCGGAGTAACCGCAAGCGATGTAGCCAACTTTGAAGAGGGGGCTGACATCAAAAAGCTTGTCTATAAAAAGCTGAACAATACATTCAAAGGAAATGTCTGGACTGAATGGGGCTTAGACCGAGAGCCGCACATCCTAGACTGGGCAGGATTCCCGCATAATCAGACTCTATTCAGAGCCGCTGATAACCCAAGATTCATGGCAACCCCCGATGGCTACAAAATGTCAGAGGAGAACCTCATACTGTGCCAAGCAAAAACAACAAGTAAAGGTTGGGATACAACCCCACCTAACTACATGAGGCAGGTTCAATGGGAGATGTTTGTAATGGGAGCTACTACCAACTACCTAGTCTGGGAGCAACACAGGCAGTTCATCCCAATAGACCTAGAACCTAAATGTGAAATAATCCAAAGAGATAATGACGAGATAGCTCGATTAGTCGAAATGGCTAAAGAGTTTCTCATCGAACTAGATAAACAAAAGGAAGGAAACTAATGTCAGACATAGCAAAGCTACCCATGACTGGCGATGTGGGAGACTGGACGGACTCTCAGATGGCACTCATGGAGTTCGCTGGATTGGTAAAGAAGGTTGGCACTCAGCTAATGCCAGCTCCAAGACCAGTAATCGAGGCGTTTGCCCAAACGGTTCAGCGCACTCAGCTCGACCCTATCGCTAGGCAAATCTACTGCATAGAACGAGGCGGAAGGCATACCATCCAAGTCTCAATCGATGGAGCTAGATTAGTCGCACAGCGTTCTGGAGACTACGAGGGGCAAACCCCTATCGAATGGACTGCCGATGGAAAAGAATGGGTTGAGGTATGGCTAGACAGCACTCCTCCTAAAGCCGCAAGAGCTGGAGTAAACCGCAATGGATTCCGAGAGACTCTCTATGCCGTTGCTACATGGGATGGCTTCGCTCCAGTAAAGAAGGATGGCAAGCTATCTGGATTATGGGCGGGGAACCTCGGTGCTCACATGCTAGGCAAGTGTGCCGAAATGCTCGCACTCCGAAAGGCTTTCCCGATGGAGCTGTCTGGACTCTATGTGCCAGAAGAGATGGACCAGTCATCACCGAACAAGCCAGCCACAGAGGTTGGGGATACGACTAAAAGCTCCGCAGTAAAGGGAGTGGACTGGGCAGATGAAATGTCTAAGGTTGATAATAAAGCTGACCTACGAGAGCTGTATACTCGCATCCGAGACCACGGCGAAATGACTCAGAATCTAAGCAAGAAGCTTCAGGAATACGCATCCGCCCTAACTAAGGATACGCCCGATGCTGACGAGGAAATTATCGAAGATGCCGTTCTGGAGGATGGCACAATCGGAATGCTAATGGAGGAACCAGATGGAAGCGCAAAGAAATCTAAATAAGCATGTTGAGGACTGGGGCAGACTCTCAAGAGAGGAGTATGCTCCAGCTCTCAAGGCTGAAGCCCATGCTAAAGGTAAATACGAACGAGAGTTTGCAAGGTTTGTAGTAAAGCAGAGAGTTCTAGACCCTAAAATCTCAGTAGCCTTTGCAGAGATGCTTGCTAAAGCAGACGGTGAAATCTCGGACTTCTATGTAGATAAGCTAATCGCTGAGGCGATTGTAGAGGG